ATTCACTTTTATATTGAATTAAGTTGTTTTTATGTTCTTCTAACTGATGTAAAATAATTGAAATTTTAATAATTCTTTGATTTAATTCTTCAGTAGTTATTTCATCTGAATTAGATATATCGGTAATATCCTTATTCATATGGTCATAAAACTCTTCCTCATTGTATGATATCATTTTATTATAATTTATAAATTAATTTATAAATTAATCAATTTTATTTTTTTATTTATTTTATTTATTTATATCTTTATAATTAATCATCATCATCATCATATTTAAATTCAACTAGTCTATAACCCTTCCATCCTTTTACTGTTTTATTTCCATTTCTGACAGATTTTATTTTTGTTTCAAATAAACCCTCAAAACGTTTCTTTATTTCTTTTGCATTTTCTATCTTATCTTCTTTATTTTCTTTATACCATAATCCATAATTATTTAATAAATCAGCCCATTTAATAGTATTATTTCCATCTTCTTTAATATATTCATTATAAAATCCTTGATATTTATCATGTTCCATTTCATATTCTTTAGTATATTTCATAATTTCTTCAGGTTCGATTAAACCTTCTTCCTTGTATTTTTTATAATATTTAATTAACATATAACAGAATGCACTTCTCCAGTTTTTAATTTTTTCTGCAACACTAGTATCTTTTTTAAATTCATTTGATTTATCAGGATTAGGATTATCTACAAATTTACTTGTAAATTCGATAACACGCAATCTTCGCCATGTACCACCATCACTACTGGGAATTCTAGGTAAATCATTACAACATAATACTAACTTGAATTGTGGTTTGAATGTAAAAGGATCTCCAAATAATTTTCTTGTGCTTATTGGATCACCACCAGTTATTTCTTTCATATAACCTACATTAATCTCATCTCCTTTATCTGGTTCTTGGAGATATCCAAATCTTCTTCCTTTTGTTTTAGCCATTTCGGGATTAGCATTATTTGCACTTTGTCTTTTTTGAGTAAGTAAACTAATAGGTAAACTAAATGCATATCCGCCTAAACTTTCATTAATGAGTTCCGTAAATTTACTTTTACCATTACTAGCACTACCAGTTAATATATGAAATCTTTCATCGCTTGTATGTCCTTCTAAACAACTCGCGACTAATTTTAACATATATTCCCTTTTTTCGTAATCAGGTAATAATCTATATATAAATTCCGTTAATTCTTTATAGTTTTCACTTTCTTCATCAATTTCCATATAATCACAATTAGTGCATAAACAGGCACAGTCTTCTAGTTTACCAGGTCTTAGTTCCATTTTTATAAGATCAAAAATACCATTATTAAAACATATAATATTTCTATTTTCATCCAAATGTTCTATAAATTTTTCATTAATAAATAATTCTTGTGATTGTTCCATTACATTTCTTTTATATGGACTGTCTTCAAGTTTATTAATTAAACTATTAATAATCTTAATTTTTTCACTATTTTGTAAATTTTGAATGTCATTTTCATCCATGTCATCTTTCGAATTCTTTTTTTGATCTTTTTTAATATTATCAGTATTTTCAGTATTTTCAGGATTATTTATTACATCTTTTTGATAAAATCTTTTTAATTTATCATAATATTCATGTAATTCTTCTGAAATTTTATTTTTTAAACTAGGATTTTTAGTTCTTAACCATTTATGATTCCGAAATTCATACCACGTTTCTCCACTATATACATAATATTCTTTAAACATATAATATAATAATTTAGCCATTGCATAATGTGTTCTACTTAATCCTTTAACTAATAATGTATTTAGATCTTCATTTTTAAAAATTTCAATCTTATCATTTTCGAATATTGATTTATCAAAAAATGGTTCTCCCTCAATATAATTATTTACAATTGTAACATTATTAAAAATAATATTCTTTATTGTATACGGAATTTTATATGGAACCATTGGATAAGATTTCCCTGTGCATTGATCTCCTGCATCATTACATTTCATCACTAAGCCTTCTTCATTAATTTGAAAATAAATAGGACAAGTAGCTCGACTATGAGGTTCATCTTTAAATGGACATCTAACTTTTTTTTCAGGATCACTATGAGCTAATCTTACAAAATATACAATACTATTATTAACACCATAAAATTTTTTTTTAATATTATCAATTAAATAAGGACTAGTATTATCTTTAAATGCAAATGAATAATTATCAATTAATTCTCTAATAGCACCTTCTTCTTGTGTTGTTATATTTTCACTAACAATAGGTACATTTTTATCATTACTGAATTTCTTTGTTTTCTTTAATTTAGAGTTATCAACAAAATCTTCTATAATTTCTATTTTATCATCTTTAATTAAAGTTTCAAAATGTTTATTTCTAATAGAAAATAAATTAACACATTTTATAGTTTCATCTATAGTTATTTTTAGATTCTTTCTTTCTTTCTTAATTATTGAATCAAAATCATCATCCAAATAATTAGTATATGTTAGTTTATACGGAATAGTATTCTTTTTTGTAGAATTAAACATCATCCAATTATTTCTATCAAAAACACTTTCATCAAATATGTCTTCTATAGAATTAGAATAATTACATTTTTCAAAAATATCAAATAAATTATTTTTAATAAATTCACTTCTTATATAATGATAAAGATTATAAGAAGTGCATAAATAAGGAAATATTATATGAACTCCATCTTTTATTTTACTACCATCTATTCTAGGTTCTGGTCTTTCGAATATGAAATACTTAGTAATTTTATCATTATCATCAATACAGAAATCTTCTATATATTCAGATATTTTTTCACAAAATGTAATTATTTGTTCTAAATTATATTTTCTTGATATATCTATATTAATCTCATTAATCTCATTAATCTCATTAATCTCATTAATCTCATTTATATCATTACCATTATTAGTATCAATGTTAATAATATTATTATCATTATTATCATCGTTATTATTATCGTTATCATTATCGTGACAATTTTTATATATTTCTCTAAAATCTAAATCTATAGTTAATATTCCCAGTTCAGGTGTCTTTTTTTCTGTGAATGATAAAGGTTTATCTGAATATTTATATATATTTCTTGAATAAATATTTAAAAAAAAGTCATAATCATCATCAGGAATGTAATATATTCCTCCGTCTAATGTTGTATTTGTGAATTCACCCCCTTTTTGTTTTTTTCTATTTTTTAAATATGTAAAAAAATTTTGATGATCGAAATTCATAATTAAATTTATATTATATTATAAATTATCAGAATTTCCTAAAATTCTGAAAAAAAAATTGAAGAAAATAATACTTGGTCTTTAAATAATATTGTCTTGGTGGAAACACCAAGACAATATTCAAGATGAACCACAGAATTCAGAATGAATCCTCTGCCGTTAACCCGGCAGTTAAAAGAACACCAATTGTTCCAATTGTGTTCGAACCACTGGTAGGGAACCTCCCTGCTAATTTGGATAGCAAAGAAGTTGCATCCTTTGAAAAGTGGAGAAGTAATGGCACCGAGGTCGTCCCGGTCAATATAGCTATTACTGTTGTTCAAAGTCCCGGGACTTTGGTCCTCAAGTTGTTAGGGGTTAACCGATCGTTTAATCCCAAGGGAGGGGATTTCTCTGTCATCACGTTCGACGAAAAGTTGAATGGCTTCACAAAAGTGATTGTTTCTTTGAAACAGTCTCTTGGTGAAGATGACAAAGAGAGGTTCGTTGCGGAGCTGGGAAAGTTGTCCATTATGCATCATGAGAGACAGAAATGCTCTCGTCAGGCCATGTTGCAGATGACTAATTCTTCTGATTTCGCACTGATTGCTGTTGGTAATCTGTTGCGAATTTGGAAGAAACACCCTAAATCAAAAGGGCCCACCCAAACAATTTGGACAACCAAGGACGGATCGGGGTTGGTGTTTTACAACGCGGATGGGATCAAGGAGATTGTCGACACAGACAAGGTGGCAGTGGTGCAGGTCCTACGCTTTAAGGATCTGACTAGGGAAGAGATGAATGTCATGAGCTCGTTCTTGTTCATCTTCAATTTTCTCCAGTCTCGCGAATGCAACCCGGACCCGATTATCCACTTGATTGCCCCAGGGTGGCACTATCTCCCAGAGAAAGTGGCTACAAAGCGGAAAATCACATCTCCTCTTGTTCATCACCAAAAGCCAGAGATACTCGCCAACACGCTGACCTCTATGGGAAGTGAAGTGGCGGATGTTCTCTGTGCTCTTGGCTATGTGCAGAGGAAGGAGCTTTCGGAGAAAGTTACATTCCGACAGGTCGTTGCTTCTTTCAATGCCCCCTCGGGTGGCATTGTGAAGAAGGAACTGGAGGAAGTGTTAGAACATTTCTCACGAGGTATCCTAGTGGATAAGGAAGAGAAGCAGTTGGAACGTTCTAAGAGGCTTCAAAGGATCTCAAAGTCCAAGAAGCCCGTTGAACATTTCAATCAGTTCTCCGAACTGGATGAGGGTGAGGATTCGGATGTCTCAGACGACGAAGAAGGTCCAGCACCTGTCTTTGTCAAGGATGATTTTCCCCGTCTTGGTATTGGGAATGAATCCAGTCAGAACACTAATCCGACAACGCCTAATGTTAAGGGAGTCTGGGGTACGGCTGCGGCATAAGCAAGCACTAGAGTTCCGTTTCGAGAACTGTCTCGAATAAAAATAAAACAGTCCCGACGACACAATGGTGTGTCTCGGGTGATAGGCAGTGTAAATCTGAGTATCAAATTTTGATGCTGGAGGATTTATGCGACGGTTTATTTTTTTTTTTAAATAAATATTTTTATAAATTAAATATTTATAAATTAAATATTTTTATAAATTAAATATTTTTAAAATATTTATTATATTATGTTATATTCCTTCTTTATTTCATATTCATTTTTCATTTCCAAATATTGATTGATGAACTCATTTTTTATTAAATTCATTTTATAAACATTTTGTTGATATTCATCTAAAATGGATTCACCCAATGTATATTTTTCAATAATATTTAGTTCGTCTCCAGATAATTCAAGAAATTCATCAATTCTTTCTTGACTAACCCAACGTGTATTATCATATTTTTCATACATTAAAAATATCATAAAGAATGCATAATATTTATCAAAATCCTCTTTTGAAAAAATATTAAAATTAATTCTTCTTTTCATATTTTTTATTATTAATTCGTGTCTATACACGTAAAAAGCATGAATCGCACTAATCGACATCATTTAATTAAATACAATATATCTAAGATTATTATAATCAATTTTATTTATATAGTGTAAAGTATTATGTACCCAAATAAATATATTTACGAATGTAGAAATATTAATCACAAACATATTTTTTACTGTCCGTTATGTTTTACTAATTTATGCTTTAATTGTCATAATGAAGATATAATATTCTGTTTGAAATGTAAGGATTTTTTATGTTCTCAATGTTATCCTTATTTACTGTTTTTATCAAATAATGTTAAAAGTTGTCCTGTATGTCTTAAAAATAATACAAAAAAATAAAGCAATAAAATAAAGCAATAAAATAAAGCAATAAAATAATGCAAAAAAATAAAGTAAAAAAAAAAATAAATGGTACACATGACGGGGATTGAACCCGCGACCTTGGGTTGATAAGACCCCTGCTCTAACCACTGAGCTACATGTGCAATTAGTATTATTAAAGTGAAACATTTTTCCTTCAATTTTTTTTATCTTTATAAATATTTATAAAGATTAATTTGCTCCTATTGGGGCTTGAACCCAAGGCCTCGGGCTCATAAGACCCGCGCTCTACCAACTGAGCTATAGGAGCTTCAATATATATAATAAAAATATAATCTTTAAATTAATTTTTTAAATTTTAGTGTTGTTTATTTTTACTTTTTTTTTGTTCATTTTTATTTTCTTTATTTAAATAAGTTGGAAATTGATTTACCATCTATTAATCGAAGAGCAACATCACTAAGTAATTCAGAAATCGAAAATACTTTTAACTTAGGACATAGTTGCATATTTTCTGTTTGTGGAATACTATTACTACAGATAATATACTTAACATGTTCAGTATCATTCATTCTTTTAATTGCAGGACCAGAAAATATTCCATGAGTTATACATAATATAACATCTTTAATTCCATTTTCTATTAAAACGTCCGTTGCTTTTTGAATAGTTCCAAAAGTATCACACATATCATCAACTATAATTGCAGTTTTATTTTTTAAAATATCTTTATCTCCAATAATTTCAGTTTTTTCAACTATATTCAATTTAGTATAATCTCTTTGCTTACTTAAAACCATTAAAGGAACTTCTAATAATCCTGCAAAATTACGAGCTTTTTTAAGTGCTCCCTCATCAGGAGAAATAACTACATAATTATCTTCTAATTTACCTAAATTATGTAATATATCTTTCTGCATAAAATCAATCATATATTGATGACAATACAAATTATCACACGGAATTTCAAAAAATCCTTGAATTTGTGCTGCATGTAATTCCATACAAATGATTCTTTTAATTCCAGCTAACTGAATTAATTCTGCAATATCTTTGGCAGAAATACTACCTCGTGGATTATCCTTTTTATCTTGACGAGCATAAGGATAATTAGGCATAATTAATGTAATGCTCCTTGCATCACTTTTATGGATGGTTCTGGCTAATAAATATAATTCCATTATATAATCATTAATACTTCTTTCAACTTTAATTTTAGCTGAAGTTCCCGTTTGAACTAAAAATATATCCTTGTTTCTAATACTTTCTTTAATAACTGGTCTGTATTCTCCATTTGCAAAATATTGATTTTCTACTTTTATAATAGGAATTTTTGTTATTCTAGAAATATCATATGCAAGTTCGTAATGAGATGATCCTGAAATAATACGATAATTATCAAAATTTTCCATTTTATAATTAATATAAACTATATTTTATAGTTTATAAATATTTTTTTAAATTTTGACTTAATTAAATCTTAATTTCTTATTATTTGATTATTTTATTATTTTATTATTTATTTATTTGATTTTTTTATTTAATCAAGTTTTTCGATGAAATTACAAATTTCCATTAGAACTTTACAATCAACTTCATTATATCTAACAATTTCATTCATAATAGGAATCATATCTAATGAAATATCTCTTTCAATTGCTTGTTTATTGCTGTTTAATGCACATACCATAGCACCCAAACCATCAATATTGTTATCTTCCCATTTTGTTTGTGTTAATCCATTAGTATATAATGCATTTGCATAGTTTTTCAAACTAAAATTATATGAATCTTTTACAAATACTGGAAATTTTCTTAATCCATCACAAATGTCAATCCAATTCATAGTGCTAGGATGATACTTGGCTGGTAATCCTAAATCTTGAAAAGCACTATTATACCACGTTTTCTCTGCATGTGCCCAATGATAAATATTGGGTTTATAACCTTTACCAAAATTGTAATTACAAATGTTTTTCATATCATCTAACCATTGGATTAAAATTCTTTTTACTTCATAATTATCAATACGGTTAACCATATATTTCTTGAATACCCAACTATTAGTAGTAGGATCATTATATCCCATTCCAATCAAGAAGATTTTCATTTTCCCACCTTCTTCTACATCAACTAAATCAGTAGTAGTTTCAAAATCAACATAAAAATCAATTCTTTTATTTCTATCATTTTGTTCTTCATTCATAAATGGAAAAATAATCTTTTTTAGTTGTTTTAAATCTTCAGTAGTATATAGATATTTTTTATCAAAATTTCTTTTATTTACATCTAAAAATCCACTCAAAATCTTCTTTCTTGTTTCACTACTTGCAAGTTGAAAATGTTCCACATTAACATTACTATCATAATAACTGAAAATTCCCTTTTTGAAACAATTATTTCTGTCATTTAAAGATACATTCCATAAACTGGTAATTTCTCCAATATTTTTGGATAATACCTTTTTAAAGTTATGATATGGATGATCATTTTTGTTATTCATATTTGGAAATAGTTCTGGTTTAATATCTTTAATATTTTCATACAAATTTTCAATACTTAATAGTTCATTTCTATTTGGACTTTTACTATTTTTATTTAGATAATCAGAATAATATTTCTTATCAAAAAATTTCCAACTATTTCCATTATTTTTAAGTTCTACCACCCAATTAACTGCATTTTGAACTTTTTCTGTTAATTTTAGATTACCAAAATCAATTAACCCTAATTTTTCGAATAATTCATCACCGCGATAGGTAATTTTTTGATTTACATATTTATATTTTCTTCCAATAATAAGTCCATAATTCATTTCAACACCCAAAATATTAGTAAGCATAGCTCCATATAAATAGACTTGAGCTTTGTAATACATATAACTAGCGTTGTTTCTTAGACTTTGACCGTCCGTCATAAAATGTAGTGAAGCATATTTAATTTCAATTGGAACATAATGATATTTCTTGTTATTTAATGTGTTTTTGACTTTTTCCAAATAACTTGGATAAATATCTTGACCAAAAAATTCATTTACAATATCACTTCTAACTAACAAATCGGGAACTCCACGAATTTTATTTTGATAATCAATTAATACACCGTGAATAATAATATCAACGCCTTTCTTGAAAGCGTCAATAGTATCTTTAAATTTTTGACTATTTAATCCATAATTATCATTTCCAATAACTGTATAACTGTATTGTCTTCCACCGCGTCTATTGCTAATAGCTAGTTCATTAATATTTTTAATCTTATTAATTAAATTTTCAATTACATGATTTTCAAATTCAACTCCTTTTTGTGTAATATATTCGAAGAAACCAAGTTCACTATTTTTAGGATCATTAATAATATCGTGACTTTTAAAACCATAATATTTCAAATAATCTAGTAATGGTTCATCAATAAAAAAGTTTCTGATATCACTAGGACATACAAACTTAGAGAAATCAGTATTTTCTTCTTTCTTTTTTCCATCTAAACCATCCATAGCATTAAAATCCGCTTCGGGATGCATAATTGGGCTATGTTTTGCTTTTTTTGGTGATTGTTTAACAATATCATTTTTTTCATCAATAAATGATACTCTTTTTCTTTTTTTACCAATACTTACTAGTGAATCAATGTTATCATCTGTTTGATAATATACAATTTCTTGATAAAACTTTTCTAGTGTATTAAAATTTTTTGAAAACCATTTTTTGTCTCTTCTAATGTTAAAAACCTTGTAATTATGGAGTTTCCAGAAAACAGTTCTATTTTCTACATGATCGAAGAAAATTCCTTTTTGACTATAAAAATCTGCATTAAAACTTTCAACATTATCATATTCCAAAAATTTACATACAAGTAAATCGCATTCATCGATATCACACACTTCCATTTGGATTTGTGTTTGCATCCAATAATAATCGGGAACTCTATTATATACATCTCTGTTATATGGACATTTAAATTCCACTAATTTCTTAACATCGCTTCTAACAATTTGTTCTACATTCTCAGAATTACTATAACTTGCATTGGTATTAAGAACAAATCCATCAGGAGTTGCAGCTAACCATTTATGCTTATTATGACCAATTAAACCGCTGGTGATAACATTACTTTTAGTTAAATTTTGATAAATATCCTTAGCAATGGGTTCATATTTATGACCCCAATTAACAGCATCAAGATTATAAAAATTTTTATCTGAAAATTCTTTGTCTGCAGGGACATAACACTTTTCAA